TTTTGTATTAACCAAAACAAGAACTTGTAGATTGGATGACAGAGTAACTAAAGTCATCAAATCAGATGAGTTCTGCAAATAGATTTTATCAAGAGAGCTAAGCCGGTCACTTGGCTCTCTTTAACTCCAGACCAACAAGAAAGGTAAAAGATGAACAATCTTAAAAAGTATAAAACTGCATTCTTAAATAGAATGGAGAGTTTTAAGAATAAAATGGAATTAAATAGTAACTCTATTCCTGAAGCTGTTAAAATGGCTCAGGATGCAACTCCAGATTCCAACAATGAATGGATTGAAGAAGCTTGTAAGATCCATCAATTCATGGATAAAGATATAGCTGAACCATTCATGGAGCTGATAGTAGATATGTCAGTAGCACATAAGTTATCATTTGATATTATGATAGCAGCGGAGGAAGAAAGAAGAGAATCAAAAGCATTAGTCTCATTCTTTCTAAAGGCTATAAGCTACTCCAATGAGTCAAATGATAGCTTAAAAAGGCTTATAAAAGAGGAAGCACATAGTCTTTATTTATTGAAAGATAATATGTTGGATATAGTCCAAAGGTTTTTAATATCTATCGGTATAGGAGAGGTGGAAGTGATTCCCCTTGAAGAACAGAGAACTAAAGAGATGGAAAAACTTCTGTCTAAAGTCTTTGGTAAAGACTGTTCTAAGGAGCTGAATGCTTCTGTGGAAGTCTTAAAAACAGAAGGTCTGGAAGCTGCTAAAGATCATATAATGTCTAAACTGGATTTTGATAGTTTAGGCAAAGGAAGTGCATAAACTGTTACTGAGGGCGGACTGACGTATATTACGTAGTCTATATTTAACATGCAAGTAATTTAGGAGGCTGATTCTATTTGAGTTAGCCTCTTATTTGTATAGTACAAATAACCGGATTAGCAATCCAAAACAAGAAAAGGAATTTAACATGAGAAAACAACCTAGACAAAGGTTTCCAAGGAAGCCTAGTGCTTTAATAACTTTAGCACTTAAAGATTTAAAAGCTGTAAAAAAGCTTAAAGGATATCAAATAAATATGGATGAAAATTGGCATACTTATTATCATTCTGAAGTATGTTCTATCTGTCTTGCTGGAGCTGTAATGACAAATTCATTATTGATTGATAGAACTGAAACTATAGAGCCTGTAGACTGTTCTGAAAGGATAGAAAATATACTTTATTCTTTAGATCATTTTAGATTAGGAATGTGTTCAAACGCTTTTTATAATATGGGTTTAGATCCAAATGAAGGGACTCCATATAATAGAGTTATTACACGCTATGATTTTAGTTCTGTAAAATTTGTCCAAGATATGACTAAACTTAGTTTAGATTTAAAAGAAGGAGGCTATTGATGAAAGATAATTTTGAAGTGGCATTAACTAAGTGCTTCTTTTGTGGAGAAAATGATAAGATAGTTATGAACACCAGACTTAACTCAAGAGTAGCTGGAGCAGTAAAAAAAGCTCATGGTAAAGTAATTGATTATGAGCCTTGTAATGACTGCAAAGAGAACATGAAAAAAGGTGTAATGGTTATAGAGACTAAAGATGGAGAAAAGGGACATAATCCTTTTAGAACCGGTCGTATAGCTGTTGTAAAGGATTCAGCCATTAAAGAGCTTATAAATGATGAAGTTTTGTTGGGGGATATTTTGGATAAAAGAATGATGTATATACATGAATCTACATCAAACCAGATACATCTATTTAATCACATGAAAGGAGAATAAATGTTAGAAGGTATGATTCATATCCTGAGAGGTCTCTGTCTATGGGAGAAGAAAGTAATCCTATCTCAAGCAGATAAAGCTTCTAAGGCAGTAATGCTGGATTTTATAGCTAATAGCTTAGAATCATTAGAAGAGATGCAACTGGAAATAAAAACATTAGAGGGGGAATCAGATGACAAAGAATGAAGCAGTAGAAGCAATTAAAGAGTTACAACATGACTCTAAAGCTTTATGGCACTTCTTAAATGATGCTATAAAGCGATTAAAGGAATTGAAGGAGAAAGTGGATGTACTACAACACAGTTAAAGAAACAGGAAAAGAATTAAAAGAATCCAGAATAAAAGCTGTTTCACAGGATGAAGAAGTATTAACGATCTTTATTGAGAACAAAGATATGTGTTTAACAGCTTGGGATGTGGTTGAACTTCTTGATACTGTAGCTCCTGTTACATCTATTAGAAGAAGTATAAATACTCTATATAAAGAGAGTAAACTTCTTAAATCTAATAAAACCAAAGAAGGTGTATATGGAAAACAGTGTATATGCTGGAAATTAAATAATTCCTTTCTTGTGGATTAAGACCATAGGAGAAAGAGGGGGTGACTAACCCCATTGTTGCCTCCTCTTAAATTTATAGAGAGAGTTTACGGCTAAAACCACCATCCGTTAAAAAGATTGTCGGGATCTATAAGCGTGGTCTCTCTCTTAACTTATAACAAAGGAGTAAATATGTATTACGCAGATAACTTTTGTCAATATGAAGAAGTATATGAACCAGAACATATATATACCATAAAAGGTAAATGGATGGATTCTGGTAAAAAACATGAAGTAACTGTAAAAGCTCCGGATCTATTTAAATATAGACAGGGAGAGCTGATACAAAATGCCTTTCCATATCTTAGCCCTAAAGACAGGGAATTTCTTATGACTGGGATGTGGTTAGAATTTGAGGAGGAAGAAGATGTTAACACCGAGTGATAAAGTGGAAGTTATAGCAGATTCTATCTCTAAGCTTAAACTGTTTAATGCAGAAGAAAAGCTTATACAAGAGATGGAAATACTTCTTGAAGAAGCTAAAGATGAAGAGATTGTATACCATATGGAACAAGATAGTTATATACAGTCTGAAGTAACTCAGAAAGATGTAGAAGATATGGATGCATACTGGGAAGATAAGATTGACAATATAATTGATAATGAAATTGATAGAAGGAGAGGTAAATGAGTATAAAAAACTATGTGGTGGTAGTAACTTCTATAGAAGAATGTGAAGTAAAAGCTTGGAATGAAGATCAGGCAGTAGATTTAGCACAACACGCTAAAATGGTTCCTATAGATGTCTCTTATGAAGTGGAAGAAGCATATAGTGAAGATGAAGAGATGCGAGATGAGGAAAGAAGACATGACAAAGAAGAGAATTAAAGAGATTCTTCATAATAATGGTGTAAAGATTTCAAAAAACGGCTTAGAGTTTATAATGCAGGATTTTGAATATGCTATACACAGATTTGCAGATAATGCAAGTAAAGCTAATATAAAAGTTATAAGGGCTTCTAATTCTGAGTATTGGAAGTATAGCTTTTATGAATTAATGGGATTAACAAAGAAAGGTTAAAAATGGGACTAGACCAATACGCTTACAGCATACCCTCCGGAATAGAGTTGTATGGAGAAAAGAGTGATGATAGAAGAAAGCAGATAGGCACTTGGAGAAAGCATAACAGATTGCAAGGCTATATGGAACAGCTTGCAATAGATAAAGGCATTATAAAAGAGGGTGATGTACTTAATACTACACCTGTTAAACTCTCTTTAAAAGATATAGATGATCTTGAACATTCAATTCAAAATAGACTTCTTCCCGAAACAGGAGGATTCTTCTTTGGTATAGATAGCTATGAATCAGAAGGTGAATGGTCTTATGAGAATTTAGACCTACCTAAAGATATGTCATTTATAGAGAAAGCCAGAGAAGCTTTAAATGTCGGATATGATGTTTATTATGATTGTTGGTGGTAAAGGAGAAATTATGAAAGAAAAAGATGCCACTTGGAAAGGCATAGAGAAACTTATAGAAGATATTCAGGCTGATTGTGATTCTGCTGAATCATATGTCAATGATGCTGGTACTTATTCCAGACTAGCTACTACTAGTTTAATAAAGCTTAAAGAGCTTCTTAAAATCAGAAAAGAATATGAAGGGCAATCTATTGAAAGCACTTCTATAGATGTTATGCAAGCTTCTATTAACAGTTTAAATAATCATTTACAACGTATAAAAAAGGAGACAAACAATGGGAATGCCAGTTAAGGTGATGGATTACTGGGTAAATAGGTATACCCAAGTAATAAAAGAAAGAAAAGCAGAGTTGGAAGCTGAAAAGGGACCAGCTAAACAAAAGCTTCTTATAAGGAAGAAAAAGGACTTTTATAAATCTAATAATCTTGAATCAGACTTAAAGACTTTAAGAAAGTTAGAAAGTCAAAAAGAAACTCTTATTAAGAAACTTCAAGATAAATTTGCTTTTATGAAAACTGAACTTGAAAGGAAAAAGAATCCTAAGTATAGTTATAGCTATGCATACAATACTCCTTCTACTCATGAAGCATTCATAAATCATTTTGAATCTCTTATGTTAGATGGTTTTCATGAGTGGTGGCTTAACAATACTGATGAAGGAAAACAGATAGGTGAACTAAGTGATATGAGTAAGCATATTAAAGATGCTGTTTATGCTTCAGCTACACCTAAGAATCTGTTAACCGGATTAGAGACAGTAATGAAATCTCTGAATGCTAATTTGCTCTTAAATGGAGGTGCAAAACCCCTACTTCAAGAGCTGAATACTATTGTAGAAGAGGGAGGGAATTAGTAAGTTATATGTCGGTTTTGAGGGGGAGATTTGCAAGATTGCGTCATATTGCTCTCCATGCTTATTGTTTGTAGTTAGCAAATCCTCTCCCTCTTTACTTTTGGTGGTAAATTAAAAAAAGGAAATGTATGAAGAAGCTACTCTATTTTGATTTAGAGCATGGCAAGAGGACTCTTGGCTCTAGACAAGATATAGAAAAGATGTTAGGCTATCCAACATTAGAACCTTCCAGTTATAAGGAATTTCAAAAGATTGTAAAACAGCTTTATGTTCCTAAAACTGTAGAAGAGACTGTTAATATTGGTGGCATAAAGGTAAAACAATCAAGAAAAGTTGTAGAGCCTAAAGCAGAAATAGATGGTATTATAGTAGATACAGTTTCAGAACTCTCTAAAAAGTATATGCGTTCTCTTATGGGTACAGAGAATAAAATGCAATTACAAGATTGGTCTAAACTGAAAAATACTCTTGACAATCTTTTAGATATGTTAACTATGTTACCGGGAATACTTATATGTAACTGTCATTCCAAGATACAAACTATGGGTGATGGTGAAAATAAGATTATCCCTTATATAGATGGTTCAACTAAAGAAGATATATCTAAATGGTTTGATTTTGTATTCTATTGTAAGGCTAAAACCGGTTTAAAAGGTAATACACAATTCTTATGGAGAACAGCAAGAACAGAGAAATATGATAATGCTAAAGATAGATCTCGACTTTTAGATGCAGAGATACCTCAAGATTATCAACTTGTTTTAGATGCTGTTAAAGAGAAAAACTGGAATGGAGCAAGAGTTTTAGTAATAGGTTCTCCCGGAGCCGGGAAGACCTATAGTTTGCAAACGATAAACAAAAGGAGCTAAAGTAAATGGCTTTATTAAAAGTAAAAAAGACAGAAGGATTTGTAGCACCTTCTGATGGTTGGCATGAAGTTACAATAGCCTCTGTTGAGAGAGGTATGTATCCTGCTGGAACTAAGACCAAATATATTGATATAAGGTTTGAAGAGTTTCCGGAACAGGTGAAGTTAAGAGTTCATCAGGCTTTCTCTAAAGAAGATAACTCTGAATGGAAAGTATTAAGTGTATTCAGATATGCTAATGCCGGTATTTCAGAGATATTAGTTACAGAAGGCGGTGAAGAAGGTCAAATGGATATAGATGATGATCCGGCTAATCTTATAGGCTGTAAGCTGAATGTATATGTATACAGGAATGCTAAAGGCTATACAGATATATCTGAGAATGTAGCACCTGCAGCATTTTCTAATGATTGGGAATCTTATTCTAAATCTGAAGTTGAAGAGAAAAAGAAAATTATCTATGAATCACAGATAAAATCTTATATCTCTGATAAAAGGTTTAAAGAGAATGAAGATGATTGGGATTCTCTTTCCAGTAATGGTGCACCAGTAAAAGAAAAGGAAACTGTAGAAGAAGATAACTGGAGTTAGAATGCTGAGAGAATATGCACCAAGTCTATCTAATAGAGGTCATATCCTTGAAGAGCAGGAAATAGCAAATATGAGGGGGGGCATAGATAAGTTTATGTCCCTCTTTTGTTATGAAGAAGATGTTAAAACCTATATAAAAGAGAAAGGAAAGATAGCAGGGTATGATGGAGTAATCTATCTTGCTAAAGAACATATACTTGATGTAGATGGTGAAACTTATACAGAAGCTAAAGATTCTACAGTAGATTTATTAGCTTTATTAGATGATTTAGGATGTCCATATAAAATATATTTCTCTGGCAGAGGATTTCATATCTCTCTTCCAACAGATGTATTTAAATGGAAACCGCATAAAATGCTTCATCAGTATGTGAAAGAAGCTTTAAATAGAATGGGTGTGTTTAAATTTGCTGATCCGGCAGTAACAGATAAAACCAGACTTATAAGAGTTAATAATACCATTAATTCTAAAAGTAAGAAATGGAAAGTTCTACTGTTTGATGAAGGTAAATATGCTTCTCAACTAGAGACTTGGACCGAAAGAGATGTATTAGAGATAGCTTCAAAGTCCGAAAAGTATGTCTATGGATTTCAAAAAGAGTATCCGGCTATATTTGATGCTTTGCCTGATAAAACTCGTAAACTAGTCTTAAAGGCTAAAAGTTCTAAAATAGCCAGAAAGGCTGATCCAACTAATTATCCTTGCATACAGACTATGTTAAAGGGCGGTAGCTATGGAAGTAGACACCAGTATGCTTTAAGAGTGGCTTCACACTTCAGATGGAGAGTAGATGAACCGGTAGTTCAGTTAATAATGGAAGACTGGAGACAGAGAGTAACTACAGATGAAAATCCTTTTACTGTAAAAGAAATGCAGAGTATAATCAATTCCTGTTATACTGGTCATAATGGAACCGGTTATAACTATGGTTGCTCTGATAAGTATAAAGATGCTCATTGTAAGGATTCCTGCAGACTCTATCACACTAAAGCTAATACTGAAGCTATGTCTTTTGCTGATATGCAGACAAGCACTATGCAGTTCTATTCTAATGGTCATAAGCCTTTACAACTGGGAAACTTGTATGGTACAACCTTTCCTATCTATGGAGGTGAATTAGTTATTCTGCAAGCTCCACCAAAGAGTATGAAGACTATGTTAATTCATAACTGGATTATAGCTTTTGAAAAACCTACATACTTTCTTGAGCTTGAGATGTCACCCAGACAGATGTTTATAAGACATAGACAGATTAAAGAAGGTATAACATATGAAAAGGCTGAAGAAGATGCTGTTGCCGGAGTAGGTATAGATTATGATGTATCTTGGCTAACTTTTGATTATAAGAGTTGTTATCCGTTTGAGCTTGAAAAGAAGATTATGATGTTACCAGATAAACCGGAGATAGTTATAATAGATCATATTGGTCTTATGCAATCTAAGAACAAGGATATTAATGGCAAGATGGAAGAAGTGATGGAAGCTTTGAAGAATCTGGCTATAAGACATAATATCATTGTGATAGGTATATCTGAAGTAACTAAAGAATCTATGAACAAGAGAACCGGTACCCCACCTATTATGGCTGGAAGAGGTTCTGCAAGGATAGCCTATACAGCTAATAAGGTATTAGGTCTTAAGCCTTATAAAGTAAAAGGTGAAATTGGACTGATTGAATTAGAATGTATAGCTAATAGAGAGAAGGAACAGCTTCATGTAAAGCTTAAACCTGATAACTGTAAACTAACCCAAACATGGGAGAACTATGAGTAGAAGATTCTTTGAAATCACAGATGAAATAGTGGCTGCTAAGACAGATCTATTTGCATCTGATGAAGAGATAGAAGAAAGACTTTCAACTCTTGTAGATGAATTGAGTACAAAAGAAGATGGAGTCTGGCATTTCTATAAAAAGCTTCAGCAGGATATAGATCTTGCTGATGAATATATGGATAAAATAAAAGGAGAAAAGAAAAAGCGACAGAATGCACAAAAGTCTGTAAAGAATATGGTTATAAGTTCTCACCAGACAGCTCAAATTCTTCCAAAATGTTCAGAGTTCAATCCTTTAAAGATATTGCAATCTGCTGCTGTAGATGTAATAGATGAAAAGAAAATACCCGAAGAATACTGGAAAGAGAAAGTAGTTGTAGTGCTTGATAAAAAGAAGATGTTAGAACATCTTAAAAACGGAAAAACGATACCGGGAGCTGATATAAAGAAGGCTCTCTATGTGAAAGGATTAAAATAATGCAATTAAAGAACACATCACCATATGCTGATATAAAGAAAGAACAGCTTTCTTATGGTACTTCTATGAAGTCTAAAGCTTATGGTGTGAAGTTAGAAACACCTTTAGGTAAGAAACCTTGGGAAGAAGTAGGTATAGTCTCTTCAGACTATCTCTTGGTTCCTAATAATACTATGGTTAGTATGGCTGATGAAGTTATGGCTACATCTGATTTAAGCTTTGAAGAAGATAAGGATTTCTGGGATGGTAAAAGATTCTTTAAAAGTTGGAAAGCTGTAGATGAAATTGATGCAGAAGTGCAGGCAGGAGATAATCTTGGAGTGGGAGTAGGAGTATGGAACTCTTATGATGGCAGTACTTCAGGAAGATTTATCTTATTTGCTTATAGAGTAGCCTGTACTAATGGAATGCTCTCTAAACATAACTTTGCTGAGTATGTCTTTAAACATGATATATACAACAAAGAGTGGAAACATGAGATAGAGAAGTCTTCCAAGGTCTTAGAACATGCTTCTCAAGACGTTAAAAGCTTTGCTGCTAAATGTAGTAAATTAAGTGAGACTTATATGAGACTTAATAGTTTAGGTGAAGCAAGACAGAAAGAGCTTAGTAACTTTGGTGTTACTGACTTTGGTAAGATAGTTGATAGGTTTGTTACCGAAGAACAGTATACAGCTCATTCAGGCTGGGATTTGCTAAATTCAGGAACAGATATATTCTGGCATAATAAAAAGCAGACTGTTTCAGACTTTAAAAAGAACAGAGAATGGGTGGATGGCTGTCTAGCTTTAGTTAACTAAATACAAAGATATGGGCTAATATCTCCAATCCGTACATCCCCACACTTACCACCACCGGAGTGTTAGCCCTATTTCTTTAGAAAAATAGTATGAAGAAACATTGTAAAGATTGTAACAAAGTAGTTTTAGAGTTAACCAAGGGTAAAATCAAATCAGACATAATATACTTTTGTAAATCTTGTTGGGATAAAAGAAACCCAAAGATTGATATGCCTGATGCATTTAAAAACATATTTGGAGGCTTTAAATAAAGCTCATAGTAAGTCTAAATAAGTAGACATACTGGGTATAAAATGAGCTACATATAAGCTTAGTATAAGCTTGTTATAGAACTTTACCATAGGGGTCTATAATGCTATTTTATGCAAGTGTTATAACAAATATTCCCGTACTAACTGAAAAAGGAGAAAGAATGAAAACATTCAGCAGAAAAATTACACCAAAAGAATGGGATTATATTGAAGAACCAATGATAACTGTTGAAGAACAAGAATTTTCTGAATGGGTATGTTATTTATTTGGAAACACCCCAAAAGTAAAAACTGGTCTTGAATGGAGACCTGCTGAAGGATGCGAACCAAATTGGTTCTGGAGAAAAATGCAATGGTTGATTTTAGGAAATACTTGGAAAAAAGAAATAAAGGAGAAAGAAAATGAAACACAAACTACCTGAACCATTCAGGACAAACTGGATAGAAGCATTAAAATCTGGAAAATATAAACAAGTATCTGGAACAATGACAAGAGATGATGGCTATTGTTGTCTTGGTGTTGCATCTAAGCTATATCAGGAAATGAAGGGTCGTTATTATACAATGTCTGGATGTGCTTTTCCTGAAGCTGGTGGTCCATTTGCACCTGAAGAATTATATGATGGAAGTGAGGAGTTGTATCAGGAGTTGTATCATGAAGAAGATAAAACTGTAGAAGGATGGCTTCCGTCTAAACTTGCAGATATGAATGATGGTGGAAGTGACTTTGTAGAGATAGCCAACTGGATTGAAGAAAATACAGTGGGGTATAAACAATGAAAGAAGTAAAAAGTGCAATAGAGATTTTAACAGGAAATTATCCTGAAGAAGTAGAAGAAAATTGTGGTACTACTTGGTTTAAAACTGATGGGAAGTGGTACTATATAATGATTGAAGAATGTGTAGAGGGGTATCACAATGAAGTATAAACAGCCTGACTGGGCTGTAGGACAAATAGAGAGGATGTCTGGTCTCATAGAAGATGAATGTAAACATGGGGTTGGGCATCCTAATGATGAGTGGCTTAAGGCTCATCCAGATAAACCAGAGATGGGAATACACGGATGCGATGGATGCTGTTCTTTTAAACCTGTAGAAGATGAGGCTATTAGAATAAAGGTTGCTTCTATTGTAGAGAAAGAAGATGGAAGTGCTGATATTACACTTAATGTGAATAATAAGGCTCTATCCATTATTGTGCAGGACTGGATGAGAAAAGC